GACCATATTTCATATGGTTCCGAACCAAATATAAATAACTCATTATTAGGTATTGAAATTGATCTACGATCATTGTTCAGACTCCTATTAATGACCCTATTGAGCAGTTTCATCATCTCCAAATGTATTGGAGCGTTAGACTCTGCCAATTTCCCAATACTACTGAATCTACGAATATTCGCAGTTTCACATAGTAAGGTCTCAATTCTGTCAAGTAGATACTTTGAGTATTCCACATTGACAAAAATTGGGTTTGTTTCCTCCTGAAAGATCAACTGAGGACAGGAAATCAGTGATTCTCCTGTACTCGGATCCTCTATTAGTTCTCTCAGATTGTATCCCTTATAGTAATAAAGGATTTCAATCTGTCCAATGCTAAGTTCTTCCTTAGTAAAGAAACTCCAACTCCTTAGAGTGGAGCTCTCCGAGCTTAGGAATGTGTCTAAGACTGACTCTGTCAATCTCTTAGCCCCTAATTGTTCTTCAAGGAATTTCCTTTTTAAACAATTGGCCTCCAATACAAGTTCTTTAAGTGCATTGCACTTATCTTCCATTGTATATGGGACAAATCCATCTGGGAATTTGGTTACTACCATTTCACCAGTGAAGGTTTGGAAAACATCAATCAGTCTGAGCAACTTTATTCGTTCCCAGTCATTAATTTTCATCTCGTTGAGTATGTCAATTAATAGACTTGAGTCGATTATCATTCTCTCCATTATATGTTTTAGTAACACTAAAAGATAGAATGGCTGACGTCGTGCTTTTGCAATCAGGGCTCCTGAAATTCTTGAGTAATCAAGTCTATCAAGAGAGTTTCTGCTTACAAATTCAGCGAAATGCCCTTTGGCGGTCTTCATTTTAGATTTAAATATGTTGACCGGGACACCGATTTTTGGGTACCATTCAAGAGTAATCTTGTCTGGATCCTCAATAATCAAATCGTCTCCAACCTTAAGATAAGGAAGGATTCGACCATAGTGTTTTTTCATAATAAACTCCAGGAACAGATGATCTGTTATTGTAGCTATTATGAATGAACCCTTAGTGCCCATACCTTGACCTTTACCGTATTTTACGGTTTGAGTCGAGTTTCCAATTGTCCAGTCACACTCTACGACTAACTTTTGCCATGCATTAGCTAGTTTCAACCCATATCTTCGTTGAAGATATGCGTGTTGTAAAGAGGCTGGAAAGTTATCAGTCCATGCAGTTGCATCTACTGATATCCATGCATCGTTCATATTGGAAATGGCGGTTTTCCAACCATTTTCATGTGAGAAGAAAGCAGTAGTGTCTCCGAAGGATTCCTTCAGATACGAAATTTCTTTCTTTTCTAGAGTTGATAAAAGGGATTGGGTCCAGAAATCGCAAATTGCGATAGTACGTGACTTATTCCCCGAATCTGCAACAGATGTAATCTTTCTCAGAACAATGTTCTGTTTAAGGTTTGTCTGGGACTTCTTATATTCGTCTGCTTGAAAAGAGACGTATTCTAAGAATTCTGGCTCACCTATCTGATTACATATTTCCTGAAAAGGTAAATATAGTTCTTTAGATTGTGTCAGTGCATAGGCTTCCGCTGAAGCAGATTGCTTCTTCGGGACCCTATTGGGTCCATTTGCGGGACCGAATACTAGTTTAACTTCCTCTTTGATGTGTTTAGGAGAGACCTTAGTCACTCTATCTTCCAGGAATTTTTTAAATTCTGACAAGATATTTTTATCCATCTCATGAGTTTTCGATATTGATTCAATATCGATTTCCTTGAAGTCTTCTACGCACTTATTCAGATTGAATAATGTGTTTAGAAGTCTAAGTAATTCGGCTTTTAGCGCACCATCGTTTGAATCACGATAGGTATGGTATATTGGTCTCAACTGACCGAAGCAATTCGGCCACTTGTCCTTTAAACCAAGGCTAACACGATCAAGAATTGGTAATTCTTGACCTTCTAGTAAACAATTACAGTATAAGACGATTGCCTTATAGTGTTTTGTCCCGAACTTGATACCTAAATGGGTGATGAATCCATTATGAGTTTCGACCACTTGGTGAATAAAATTTACAAACTGTTCCTTTTTGAAAGGAAGAGATTTGAACACAGGGTATAACAAATCGAAATTCGATTTGATATGACCAGGGACTAACATACCCCTTTTCTGTTTAGAAAAGGGAATTTTGGAATTAACATTTCTTTTAATTGATTTTTTCATAAAATTAAAGGTTTTGATTAATAGGAGCCCTGAAAAGGGTAGAACTCGTAGAGTGCTGACCTGATCTTTCGACCCGTAATCTTATTATAAGTTTTATAATAAGAAGGACCACGGTTTAGTATGGTCCAGGCAGACGACATTGTCGTCG